CCAAACCCTTACCGAAACCAATCCAATCACCTTGCAGCACTTGTTGAGTGCGAGGGAGAAACTCTAGGCAAAAGATGAGAATCTGTGTTACTCTTGGTTGATGACCAAAATGAGTGAAGATGTCATCCTCGTTATAGCAAAGGCGGATTTTCTTCTTGTTAAATGCTGCTTTCGTACAAACAAAGAACTTACCATTCTGCGGATTTGTGCCCCAAACAATAGCAGGAGCACCATCCATCTTGACACTAATGGTAGAATCTACCTCCGAGAACCAATCAAGAACCGACAGATTGCCAGTCAGAATCTCATCTTCAGGGTGCTCTAGGTGTTTGTTCTGCATCGGTTGCTTGCTCATACTACTAGAACACTTTGAAGGTGAGTAACTTTAATTTAGAGCATTTATCAGTGGATTGTTGTCACTCTTGGATGCTACAGTTTCTTCACATCTCTTCTTGGCAATCTCAGCATAATGCTCGGACAAATCAATACCAACAAACTCTCTAGACTCTTGGATTGCTGCCACTCCTGTACTTCCACTGCCACAGAATGGGTCAAGAACAATACCACTAAGAGGACAATAAATCTTGGTTAAATATGCCATCAGACTCACAGGTTTGACTGTAGGATGGTCATTATCTGCTCCCTTTTCTTTCCTAGTTGCTCTTGGGGCATAGAAATACTTTTGATGCTCTGGTTGTACTTCACCAATGATATTAGAAGGATAGCGACCAGCAGGATTAGCATCAACTGTTCCATACTCAGCGCCAGAACCTTTTGTGTTACCATCCTTGCCAAATGTACGACGCTTGCCACCTTGAGCGACCCAACCTGTAGGAGGTTTCTTATCCCAAGGTACACGGGTGTTATCTGTATCAATCAGACCACATCCCCATTCCTCAAAATTACTCTGAAGAGAACCTTGGTATGGTTTTTGTGCTACCACAATCGGTTCGTGCGCTGGTTTCAACCGATTGTGTTTTGGCATCTTTGTGGTAGTCATCCACATGATTTGGTCTTTAATCTTGAATCCAGCATCCTCAACATTACACGCTAGACGATGATACAATTCTGGAGAACAGAAAGCAAGACAAAAGGCACCTGGGCGAAGTGTACGAAACACTTCACGCCAAATGTCTACTGGTGGGATGTCATAATCCCATTCTTCCATACCCATCGCATAGGGAGGATCAGTTATACAAGAATGAAAAAAGTTCTCCCCATAAGAGGAGAGAACATCCTGACAATTACCAGTCGAAATTGAGAACATTAGATTCACAGAGTTGACGTTTGGTGTGCTTGAAATAGTCTTTCTTTCCAGCACCAGATTGAGTGAACATATTGCGGATGTAGAAGTCGAAACCTCTATCATCTTGCTGCCACTCTTCCTCAACTTGATACAGTTTGAGAACAGAATTGAGTTCCTCTACAAGATTAGCATAGAGTTCCCTTTTCTTGTCAGAGACTACATCATCAGCGAAGAAGATTGTAGTTTCATTATACCTCTTACTGCTGAAAATGTAAATGACTCCTTTCTTCGGCAGTCCACCATTATAGGTGGGATAGGTATTTTTAGAGGACTTACATTCAATATCAACAACTCGACCATTCGGAAGAGTTACACGAAAGTCTGGAGATTGCTGTGGACCGTTAGGTTGCCACACATAATTAAATCCATGTCTATCAAGCAGTTCCATCACTTGCTTCTCATGAAGAGGATTATCTTGACTGTTTGTTTTATACGGAAGTTGGAGAACTTCTTGCCAAAATTGTTTCATAGTTTCTCTTACGCTTTGCGTAAGTTGAAAGGGCAGTGGAGTCTTTAAGGCGCTACCGTTCCTATAATACTAGGACACTTTGGAGGTGAGTAACTTTAATCCACAGGAAGTTTTGCTACTGATTTACCTTTCTATGGTCATCAATAAACTTCCTAGCAGATGCTTCAGTCCTACACACTTTGAGTTGCTGACCGTTGTGAATTATCATCAGTTGCCGACCAAATGGCACAGCACAATAATTCCCTTTGCCCACAATAAATCCTTCTTTCATTACACTTTCCAATAAATCGTCGTTTTTGTTACGGCAGATGACCTATGACACCTGCCAGGTAGAATCACAAAAAAATCAGGGTTTCGACCCTGATGGATACTACGGTCTCATTGAGTCTCATTTGAGATTGATACCTTTCGGTATCCTTTGTAAGATTTGTCGTATCCGTTGTGAAGGTTTATCATACAGTTGTGATTTAATCCCATTTCATCACAAAACTTTCTCAAATTGGTAATAGTGATGTGCTCTCCAGTCGGTGTTATAAAGTATCGCGTTTTTGTATTTTTTCCGCGAGTTCCTTCACTTATTTTCTGTAATGTCTCTGGTGAATGTTTCTTCCCATAGTTTGGATTTCCTTCACCACTGAACATTTTAGAGTATTTTTGTTTTTGTTTTTCACTACACTTATATCCTCTTTTTTTCCTTGTTTCAGATATTTTGCATTTTGTTTCTTCTGAGAGAACTTTTCCTTTGTGAGTTTCACTGCACTTTTTTCTCGCATATTCGGACAAATTTGTAACGCCATCTCCACCATCTGTTCTGTTGTGAAGGATTCCTGTTCCCAAGTCCTTTCTACCAAAAACACTAATCATATAAATTTCGTGTTTGTAAGCATCAAATTCATATTCAAATTCTTTTAGAATAACTATTCTTTCTTTTAGTGGAATTGCTATATTTTCGTGCCTGACAGTAGTTCTAGTGTAATACTTTTTATACCTCTTTTTTCCTTTACCTATGTAATAGGGAGTTCGATCTTCACGCAAATAAGCGTAAGTGTAGTATTCTTTCATTGTAGGTCTTGGCGAGACTATAACTTATTTATTATATCATATGGGTGGGACTTACGCAACTACATTTCCGCCAAGACCTACAGTTGCTGCCCACATTATAATTTAGCGATTCACTGTAGAGATGCAGGGTTCACCTTTTGTGAAGATGGTATCAACAACTGCTTGAACTTTACGAGCGGTTGAAATACCCACAGAAGTATAGACTGGAATCACACAGAGAGCAAAGGACTTGGTGTATTGTTGTAGTGCTCCAGGTTGAATCTTGCCTTCAGCGAGACCTTTGGCATCATCGTGATGAAGTCTCACAATGCGACCAACTGATTGTGCAATTCCAATATAATCCATTGGACGCATAAAGATAACAGCATCGAGACCAGAAACTGAAATACCTTCACAGATAATAGAGTGGTGAATAACAACAAACTTCTTGTTATTATCCTTGCCCCAGGCATTTAGGACATCAAAGAACTGCTCTCGATTGACTTTTTTACCATCAATGATTGCTCCTGTTTTACTCGTAATCACCATCCAAGAGTAACCACGATCCTCCAGTTCTTTGCAGAAGTCAGTCTCAGAAATCAGACCAATGATTTGCTTGGTAGTCTTAGCGCAGATGAGAGCTTTGGTGACTTTGTAGTCATCAATCGTTTCCATCAGATTCTCTGCATCTCGATCAAAGATTACCTGACGACCTTTAACCATAGGAAGTTGCTTAACTTCTACTTTAGGGGGAACAATATAACCACCACGAACCATCTCAGGACCAGAAACATTTGCAATGATTTGTCCATAAACTTCACTCCAATTCATTCCAGGTTTGCCAATGACATTGGAGTTCTTAGGAGTGGCAGTATATGAATAGAATCGCTTTGCAGTCTTGGAGAAGTGCTCTACAGCAGGAAAGAAATGCTTTTGCACACTATTATGCGCTTCATCCATATGAACAGTATCTACTTCAATCTCTGCTTGTTGGAGGCGAGAAAGTGAATGATAGGTAGTAAAGATGAGTTTATGAGAATCCTTATGAGCATCAACCCAGTTACGAATCTCATAAGGACGAGTAGAAGATTCCCAGTGAGTTTCTCCACTATGGCAGTGAAATACCTTTGCATTTGTAATAAACTCAAGGTATTCGTGAGAAAGTTGCTCTGCCAGAAGAATCCTGGGACTAACAATAACAATAGTTTTAGGAGTTTCTGATGCAAACTCACGAACAGTATCAGCAACACCAACAAGAGTTTTACCTGCACCAGTTACAGCACAGATAATTCCCCTAGCATACTTCACCATCGCTTTTACTGCACGTTCTTGGTGAGGGCGAAGTTGAATGTTCATCGGCATCATCATCTAGTATTG